GTCATGGGCGTCTGCGCGCCCCCAGTCCGACCCCACCCCCCGAGGCCTGCCAGGGGGGGTCATGCTCGGTTCCCTCGACGCGAGTTGCACGTCCGGTGGGCTGGGAGGAGCAGAGCGTCTGGGCTGGTGTCGCCTGGGTGAACGTGATCGGCTGTCCAAGGGTCGTCCACCCTTGCGCCTTCGCCACATATCCAGCATTGGGTGGCCGTCTCCCTCACCGCCTTGGCTCGAGCTGCGTAGTTGCCTCGATAGTGAGGTCGGTACGGCTTGGGTCGCTGGGCTTGCCAGGTGGTCTGGCAGGTGTCGCAGCGTCGTGGGTTGGTGGTGAGTCGATGGCAGGTGAGGCAGGGGCGTTGGATGGGCATGGGGGGCTACCAGAGGGGGTCGAGATGGTCGGGAACCACCTCATGGTTTGGGTCATGATTTGGGGTGGGTGGTTCCCAGTTTGACAGGTTTTCTTCTCCCATGTTTTGGGGCATGGGAACCACCACCCCCCTATAGGGGGGTGGGGTGGTTCCCTTATGCACGCTGGGTTCTAGAGGGTGGTTCCCAAGTGGTTCCCGAAGTGGTTCCCAAGTGGTTCCCGTTTTTGGGGTGGTTCCCACTGGTTCCCGAGAATTGACGGGAACCACCTCAAGCGGGTCTGGTTTTGGTTGCTTGCGGCATCGGATCGCCTCTGAGACGAGGGTCTTTCGTCCGAGGGTGATGCCCTGTTCTTTGGCCAGTTTGATCGTCTCATTCACCCCGAGGTCGAGGGGGTAGCCGAGTTGGTCTAGGCGTCGGGCGAGGTCGATGGCTTGGATGGTGAAGCCTCGGTTGCTGGGGGCTTTGTATCGGATGGTGATGATGTCGTTGAAGTCTTCGACGATGAGGTCTACCTTCTCGGGACACCAGGAGATGCGTGAGTGGGTTCGGACGAGTCGGACGCCTTCGTCGGTCTTGTCGAGTCGGTACACGATGTCTACGTCGTCGTTCTTGGCTGAGGAGCCTCGTTGTCCTTGGCCGACTTTTTTGCCTGCGTGGTCGGTTCGGACGAGGGCAATCCCAGCCTTCTTCAATGCGAGGCCTGTGGTGCGGGCGAAGGCTCGGTAGGAGTCGGCTTTGTCTTCTTCGCCTTCGATGGCTCTGCCGGTGGTGTCGATGATGACGACTTCGGCTTTGGTGAGTTCGCAGAGTTTGGTGAGGGCTGTGGCTCCTTCGTAGGTGTTGAGTGGGGGGAGGGAGGGGATGAGGGCGTAGTGGAGGTGGGAGTAGTCGTCGTCTTCGGTGTAGCCGAATTGTTCGAGGCGTTCCATGAGGTCGGCTTGGGTCATTTCGTAGTCGAGGTAGAGGGTGTGGACTGGTGGTTGGGGTGGTTGGCCGAGGATGGGTTTGCCGGTTGCGAGGGCTGCGGTGATGTTGAGGGTGATCCAGGATTTGCCTGTTTTGGCCCCTGCGAAGAGGGCGGTTTGTCTGCCTCGGGCGATGAGGGGTTTGGCGATCCAGTCTTCTGTGGTGTGTTCTCCTTGCCAGAAGTCGTGCCAGTTGATGAGCATGTTGTGGAGTTCGTCTGGGGTGGTTTGGGTTGGGGGTTGGTTGGGTTGGGTGGGTTGGGTTTGGAGGTAGGTGTGGGCGGCTTGTTTCCAGTCTCCGTTGTGGTGTCGGGCTGCGTAGTAGCCGAAGCGGTTGTAGCCGCCTTCTGGGAGCCAGGGGATTGCGCTGGTGAAGACGATGAGGGCGTCGTTGCCGTTGTGTCCGATGGTGGCTGAGGTGCCGTCGCGTGGGTCTTTGCCTGGGCGTGTCCAGTGTTGTTCGCCGTGTCGGTCGGTTTTGACGAGTGTCCAGCCGTCGGGGATCAATAGTTGTTCCCAGGTGGTTTCGGCGTTGTATCGGGCTGAGGGGGTGGTGGGGTCGTTGAGGAAGGTGTCGGGTGTGGTGGGGGGTTTGATGGGTTCGGGTTGTTTGGTGAGGAGTTGGATGAGCCAGTTGGGGGCGTGGGCTGGTTTGCGGTCGTGTGGGGATTGTCCGATGTTCCATGTGTAGGGTCGGCCGTTTGGGTGGAGGGTTGGGTCGGCGAGGACTTGACCTCCTTCGCCTCGGATGTCGAGTCCTTTGCCGAGGCGTGTGCCTGCGTTGTTTCGGATTTCGGTGGGGCTGTAGTAGTAGAGGTGGCGTCCGCCTGTGCCGGTGGTGGCTTCGACGGTTTCGGGGAGTTGTCCGTAGGTTTGTTCGAGGTCGTGGAGGGTGTCTGAGCCTTTGTATTCGTCTCTGTCGTCTACGTCAAGGACGAAGATGTGGCCGTTTGTGGTGCGTCCGGTGGCGATGCCGATGCCGTAGCCGTGGTAGGTGTCTGTCCACCATTCGGTGATGGTGTCGGGGTTGGTGGTGGCTTGGTTTTGCCATTCGTTGATTGGCGGGTATTTCATGCCTGGTTTGATGGGGATGACTCGGATGCCGAGTTGGGCGTAGCCGAGTGCGGCTTGGAGCATTCTGTTCGTCATTGTGCAGGGTCTTTCGGGATGTTGAGGATGTGTTGTGCGATCCATTTGGCGACTGGTGAGGCGACTCCGTTGCCGCATTGTTTGTAGCGGTGGGTGTCGGCTTGTTCGGTGCCGTCAGCTTTGTATCTGGTGTGGTCGTCTGGCCATCCCATCAGTCGTTCGCATTCGAGGGGTGTGAGTCGACGGACAGCCATTGTGGGTTCGCTGACGGATGGTGCGCCTTGTGAGGCTTTGAGTGGTGGTGACTGGTCGTAGCAGATGTCGGCGTTTGATCCGAACTTGGTATCAAATGCGAGCATCGGTGTATTGCCACCGCCTGTACCCATCTTGGCTGAGAGGGTTTGTGTTACCCCGTCGTTGGCGATTCTGGCACCGTCACGATACGAGTTCTCGAAGAGGACGGGTTGTTGAGCGACCATCGGCGTATTGTTTCCACCTGTTCCCATGAACGCCTGAAGGGTGCTTACTGTTTCATCAAAGATGCGCGGTCCTACTCGGCGATCATCATCAAACACGATGGCTGTGGTTGAGCGTGTGTCACCTGTGTCAAATGAGTTGAGTGTGGGGTTGATTTTTCCTTCGACCCAGGTTTCGTCGTCGTCGCTGCTTTGTGCGCGACGCGATTTGACGAATGCTTCAGCCGATGTGAGAACTGCGTGTGGGACACCTACAACGAGTGGTGGGACTGCTGGCCTGTCGCTGATTTCGCCAGGGAACCGTGCATTGATTCCCTGGTTCCAAGCAGCTCGGTCTATCCAGATTTGCTCACCATCTCCTCCAGAGCCTTCTGTAGACGTTCCGGTAACTGCTTGCCTCTTTTGTTTGCCCTTCTGAGTATTCCCTCGCAAGCTTTCGCTGACAGGTAGTAGCGGGTTGGGACAGTTTCGGGCGATTGCAGGATCGAAGATAGCGATGACGAACACGCGCCTTCGTCGTTGGGGGATTCCGAAGTGTTGTGCATCGAGCATCGCCCATTCGATGACCATCGCCCCTGCTTGAGCCATTTCGTCGAGGATGATTCCGAAGTCAGCACCTCGGTTGGAAGATAACGCTCCTGCGACGTTTTCCCAAATAGAGATTCTTGGGTATGCATTGTTGGTTTCCTTTCGTAGTTCTTTGATGATTCGCATTCCTTCGTGGAATAGACCGGAGCGTTCGCCTTCTAAGCCTGCTCGTTTGCCTGCGACGGAGAGGTCTTGGCATGGTGATCCCCAGGCGATGACGTCGGGGTTTTGTCCGTGTCGCAGGATTTCTTGGGCGGTGAGGGTGGTTATGTCGCCCCATTTGGGGACGTCAGGCCAGTGGCGGTCAAGGATGGTGCGAGCGTGTTTGTCCCATTCGCATTGATAGATGGTTTTCATTGATGCGGCCTCAAGGCCAAGGTCGAAGCCACCGACGCCGCTGAAGAGTGAGACGACGTTCATGCTGTCTCCTCGTAGCTGATCCAGTCAGGCCATATTTCGAGTGGGTGCATTCCCATCAGGATTGCGTAGCGGTCGGCGGTGTATTCGTCGATGGCGCAGGTGGGGTTGTGTCGCCAACGGTGGATGATGGTGCGTGACACTCCGAAGTGTTCACCGATCACTCGATCACCCATACCGTCGGGGAAGAGTGCGAGCAGTGGTTGTACGGGGAAGTATTTGAGTTTTTTTCTCATGACGCCTCCTTTGCGTTGTGAGTTGGGGTGGGTTGAGGTTAGTGGTGTTGCTAAGCCTGTGCAAGTGTTAGGTGAAGCAGTGGCCGCTGTCGCATCCGTTTTCGTCGTTGGGGTCTATGTCAAAGAGGGTTTGTCCGGCGACATGGATTGCGTCGGTGAGTCTGACCCCGAACTTGGTGAGGTAGACAGGGTTTTTTCCTCGGGCTTGCTGTTTGGCGATCATCACGTCTTCGAGTTGTTGTGCTTTGTCAAAGAGTTCGGGTTCGTCGCGTCGGAGTTCTGCCCATACTTGCGGTCTGTGGAATGGGCAGAAGAAGCAGGATGATTTGGGTGGGACTTCTAAGCCTGCTTGGTGGATGAGTTGCATGCAGGCGATGCGATCCATTCCGAGTTCGAGGAGTGGGTAGACGCGTTGTTGTGCGTGTTCTTCTTTGCCTCGACCTGCTCGTTGGATTTCGTCGGTGCTGATGCCGATGGCGACGAGGGCTGGGTCGTCTTTTTTCGCCCCGTTCTTTTTCACCCAGCGACCGACTGTTTTGATCTTGAAGTCAACGGTGCAGGATCGTTGGAGTGGCATGTTGATATCGCCGTACACGGGGATGAGCATCCGTTTGCTGTCTGGTTTCATGATTTCATTCCAGATAGTTGTGGGTTCACCGTTCTTGGTGGTTTGCAGCTCGTGGATGTTGATGCCGTGTTGTTTTGCCCAGGGGATGGCGATTTCTCGCACATATTTGAGGGTGTCTGGGTGTTCGCTGTCGTCGCCGGTGTTGGCGAAGAGGGCGGTGCGTACTTCTCCTCCCATGATCGGGTCGAGTTTTCCTTGTGCTGCGAGGACGACGAGTGCTGTGGATTGGACTCCGCCACCGTATGAGATCACTCTGAGTGTCATGTTGCTCCTTGTTGGGGTGGGTTGAGGTTAGTCGGTGTCGTCGTCGTTGGCGATGAAGAGTTTGGCGATTCGTAGTTTTTCTGCTGCGGATGCTGATTCGAGGAGGCCGAGGGTGGTTGAGGCGGTTTGGTTGGTTTGGCAGGCGACCCAGAATGATTGTTCGCCGGTGAGGGTTTCTGTGGTGGCGACGATGACGTAGGCGGTGACGTGGGCTTGTGCTTGTGCTTCGATGTAGTCGGATATTGGGTCAGTCATCGTCTTCTATTCCTCTGTCTCCGCACCATGGGTGTGGGTGTGGGTTGCATGGGCAGGGTTGGCGTTGTCCGTTACTCATCGGCGAGTTCAGCGTAGTTGGCGTGGCTCATGGTGAGGAGTCGGCCGTCTTGGGTGATGGCGATCCAGGTTGGTGCGTCTGGGTCGCATCGGCAGCCTTCGAGTTGTCGTGGGTTGTGTTTGACGAGGTGTTGGCATTTCAAGCAGACGGCTGCGTGGGTCATGGTTGGGTTTCCTGTTCTGCGTGTTGGATTCGTGTTTGGGCGATGGTGATGTAGTCGGGGTCTTGTTCGATGCCGATGAATTGGAAGTGTTCGAGGATGGCGGCTTTGCCGGTTGATCCTGAGCCGGTGAATGGGTCGAGGATGACACCGTTTGGGGGTGTGATGAGTCGGCAGAGATAGCGCATGAGTTCGGTTGGTTTGACGGTTGGGTGGTGGTTGAGGCGTGGGGTGTTGGTTCGGTTGCGTGGGTTGTCTCCGCCTGGGAGGTTGTCGGAGGTTCGGTCGGATTCGCGTTGTGGGGTGAGGTGGTCGAGTCCTTCGTTGCGGTCTTTTTTGCTGGCTTTCGCACAGTAGAAGAAACGGGCAGCTGAACCTGCTGGGAAGTTGATGCGTTCACCTTCAGCGATGGTTCCCCAGCCACCTTCGTAATGTTGGCCTGTTGGTTTGTTTGCTTTTGCTGGTCGTGCACCACCAGCAGTTTCGGGGAACAGTTCAAGCACCTCGTCGGAGCCATCGTGAATCAGATTCGCAGGCCAACGACCTATGTGCTGCGATATCACACCAATTGCTTTTGCACCGCGACCCACAAGAGCATCACCCGCTGGGCGCGTCGTATGCTGAGTTGCTACCACATCGTCACCCACTCGACAGCCGTCGATGTTCAACCCGCCAACACCAAACCGCAACACATTCTCCGCAACCGTCCCCACCAACGGCTTACGAGCCAACACAATCGGCTCATGCGCAGGCTTCAACGCCGTACCCCAACCCTCCCAACCTTTAGCCTCAGCCGTCGCTGAGGCGGTGATATCAACCTCGACCGCTTTACTTGCACCGATCGTGTGTCGTTGACCTTCATCCTTATTCGCAATCCCGCTTGTCTTAGTTCCAATCACCTCGCGTGACGCAAAGTTCTTTGACTCAACACTACGAATCCGAGCCTCCTGCTCAACCCAATCAGGAACATCACCAATCAGGTGTCGAACAGCGTCAAGATGTTCAGTCGTCATAATCGCTGGCTGGCTTGCAGTAGTTGTGTAGTGGCCACCCATGTTGGTTTGAGTTGCATCGTCAATTTGGCTTGCGGTCAAACCGATCGAACGCACCCAAGCGGTGAAACGAAGACGCCTCTGACGTTGCTCCTCAGCCGCATCAGACTTGTCGATCGCTTTGCTGATGTCCAGCGACTTCGGGAACCCTGAACCATAGACCCACATGATTTGGTCGCGTATCTGGAAGCCCGCATCCTCGATGGCGACGGCCATGCGGTGGTAGGTGCGTGAGCCGGAGAAGGCGAGGAGGTGGCCGCCTGGTTTGAGGACGCGTAAGCATTCTGTCCAGACGGTCGGGTTGTAGGCGATCCCCGACGCATCCCAAGACTTGCCCATGAATCCGAGTTCGTAGGGTGGGTCGGTGACGATAGCGTCGATGCTGTTGTCGGGGATGGTGGCGAGCTGGTCGCGGCAGTCGCCGTGCAGAAGTTTCCAACGGCTCATGATGTTGCTTCAACCTTTTTCTCGACTCGTTTGACATATCGGTAGATGAGGTATGCGACGATGCAGACTGGGAATGCTGCGCTGATGGCGATTGCGAGTATGCCGATCAGCACATAGTCCATTTCGTCGCCGTAGCCGTATTCGTCGTTGTGTTTGACTAGCACTTTGACGGCTTTCGGGAATGTGTAGATGACACAGGCGAGATACAGGATGAGCCAGATCACAGGTTGTCCCTCCGTTCCTGTTCTTCAATCAACATCTGCAAGGTGCCGAGGTATCCGGCTGCGTCGATCAGGTTGTCGTCTTTGTGCATGTTGCATTCACGGCTGATCTTGACACCAACCATGCAGAGGGCGACCTGTTCCGCGGTGATGGGAACACCGATGATGGCTGTCCAGATTTTGGCGGTGCGACTGAAGTCGTCAAGTGGGTGTCCGTAGTCGTCTTGGCGTTGGCCGTTGATGAGAAAGTCTGCTTCTTCGAGGATGTTCATGTCAGGACGCCAGGATGATGAGGACGATTGCGAGTCCGAATAGGAAGGCTGCGGCAACTTCAACTCTCACAGCTCACCTCCGGTAGCGATGAGGACTTGGAGGCGTGAGATGTCGGACTTGAGTTGTACGAGCATCTTTCGGGTTTCTTCAAGTTGTTTGACGGCATCTCGGAAGTAGCCGAGGATTTCGTCGCGTTCCGCAGTCACGCTTTCGAGTGCGGTTGAGAGTTCGCTGATGCGTAACTGGTTCTCCACGTTGAGCTGGTGGAGCATTTCGGGGTCGTATGTCATTTCTTGGTTCTCCTTTGTAGTTCTGTTTCCAATGCTTTGAGGGTCTTGAAGAATGTGTCTTGTTCAGACTGTCCTACGACGAGTCTTTGCAGGAACTTGATGGTGTTCCTTAGGTCGGTGATCGTCACTTCGTCTCCTAATTGGGTGGGGGTGTAACAGGCAGGTGGCGCATCGGGGGGATGGGAGGTGCCACCTGCCTGTCACGATTTCACCACAGTTCGGTTGATGCGTCCTGTGGCTTGGGTGCCTCGACCTTAGCCTTGTAGAGCTTCGGTGCGTTGAATCCCTTTTTCTTTTCGCCGTCACCGGAATACTTGACGGTGAGGGTTGCGCCGATCATGGTGGACAGACCCGCAGCCTGGGCTGCTTCACGGATGGCCTTCACCATGTTGCCTCGCGCCCAGATGTTGCCGAACTCGCCGTTGTTTTCGACGGTGAACACGAACACGAATCGGGTGTCCCCGTTCGGCCAGGTCTTCACGTTGCCGTCTGGATCACGGTCTTCGAGTTTCTTCACTTCGACGACACGCCCTGTGTGGGTGTCATTGACGTTCTCGAACTTGAGGGCAGGATACTTGCTCCCGCCTTCGCTCATGAATACGTCGGTCATTGCATGCCTCCTTCAGAGGTTTTAGGGATGATTTGGAACTTGCTGGTTTGCGGGTCATACGACAGGTCGTAGGCGTTCACGCTCAACATGAAACACGCTTCAGCGAACCGTGCCGCTTCTTTCGCGTTCATGTTGGCGAGGCCGTCTGCGACCTTGCCGTATGTAAGTCCTGATGCGAACCCCGCAAGGTCACGTATCAGGTCGGTGTCGAATTGGTTTGAGGTGATGAGCCAGTAGATACCTCTGGCGATCTCAAACCTTCGACGCGAGTTGATTTCCGAACCGAACCCACAGCCACCCTGCTCCGCATATTGGAGAGCTGAGTGGAAGTAGGCACGATTGCGGTTCTGGAGTGTGGCGATGAGTGACTTGAGTGTCTCAACCGAGGCGATGTCCTCTGGGTTCTGATCCATCATGTCGCCCTCGAAGTCGTCGATGACGGTCATGGTTTGGCCTCCTTGACGATGTTGACGAGTGTCGCCATGCGAACCGTAGCGGCATCCATGAACGATTCCCAATCCATCTCTCGAAGCATGGCGAAGTCCATTTCAAGTTCGTCAATGACGACGGACATGAAGTTCTTGTTGTTCGGGTCGCCTTGTGAGACGGCGTTGATGCGCCGGATGCGTTGGATTGCGTCGTCTGCGCTGATCCCGTATCCAAACGGATGCGTGGGGAGTGCTGGTTGTTCAGCCATTGGTGGCCTCGCTCATCGCATCCTCGAACGTGTCGCTCGCACGACGCTTCTTCTTGGGGAGGGTTGGGTCGGTTTCGCCGAATGGGTGGTCAATTTCGGCTTCGACTTGTTCGACGATTTTGACGATGCGGGTGAGTGCGTCGTTGTCGGCGTCGGCGATGCGTGGGGTGTCTTGCGGCCAGTACAACTTGACGGTGGCTTGGGCATCGTTGGGGAGTGCTTTGATGCGGTTGGTGAGCCAGGTGCGTCGGGTGGTGATGTCGGCCTGCGGAATCGGACTTTCCGCAGGCTCGACAACCCTCCGCTTCTCTTCGGAGAACTTGTACGGCTTGAACAGGTCTTTGCGCTTACGCCAGCCGCGTACTGCGAGCGACTGGTGGAGTGCTTCAAGTCCTGCTTCGATGTTGACTTCGTAGAAGTCGCATCGTCCTTCGCCTGCTGGGAGGTGGCAGATGATGCCTTTCGTCTTGTTGATGTCTGGCATCGGGGTTCGTGTGCCGGTCTTCCAGTCGTACACCCATTGAGCGTTCGCATACGCGGCGAGCTGGATGCTGATTTCGCCGTGCGCGTAATCGAGTGACGTGCCTGTCTTCAGGTCGAAGATGACGAGTTCACCGCTCATGGTTTTGATGATGCGGTCGGCTGTGCCAGCGTATTCAAGGTCATCGTGGATGAGCAGGACTTCGATGAACTCGGACAGCATCTCGATCCCATACGCCTGCGTAGCGATGCGATACGTCTCGATGTCTTCCTGTAAGCCTGGCAGGATTTGTGGCTTCAGGCCGAGGTCAATCTGCTGGGTGATGGCATGGAGTGCGGTGCCGAGGTTCGCTCGGCTGTACGCACCCGCAGCATCGATGCATTCGTTGGCGATGCGGTTGAGTTTGTCGCGGTCGCTGATCGCTGTCGATGCCTGAGCCAACAGGTCGGGGCGTTGCACGACACCCGTCAACGCCATGCGAACCTTCCAGTCGGCGAGCGATGCGGTGTCGCTCAACGTTTTGGCGACGGTGGTGACTCGGGTGTAGCCGACGGTCTTGCCGTCTGGTCGCTCGATCTTGTATCTGCCCCATCGGTCTTTCGGGGCTTCTTCGATGTTGAAGTCGTCGGTTGTCATGTTTCGCAGGCCTCCTTATGGCTTGGGAATCTTGGGGTTCTGAACTTTACACCTTTTGAGGTGCGTGTCAATCATTCCTCGGGGGTGTGTTGGGGTTGTCGCCGAAGTCAATAGCGGCAAGCAGGGACGCCCATACCCAAGCAGGCATGATTGCGTACCAGTCGTCAACATCCATTGAGCCTCGACGCTTCACGATCAGGGTGCCAGTCCAAGCGTCAGCGTTCTCCATCTCAACCCTCAGCTCTTCAAGCCAGCCTGGAATGTCGAACTGTTTCTGGTTCTTGACTTCGATGCAGACGCCTGGGACGCCTTCGATGTCGCCTCGGTCGTCTTGCCATCCGGCACGGGAACGCTCAGCATTCACCCAACCCCACTCTTTCAACCATTTGGCGACAGCGAGTTCAGCTGCGGAACCTTTGCGTTTCTGAGGGGATGTCATTTGTAGCTCCTTGCTTGAACGTAGCGTTGGCGTTCCATCGTAGTCAGACCACCCCAGATGCCATGTTCGTCACCCGCTATCGCATAGTCAAGGCAGGTTTGTCGTACTGGGCAGTATTGGCAGAGTTGTTTGGCTTCGATGATGTCGTCTCTGCGGTCGGAGAAGAACAGGTGATGTCGCCCGTGACATTCCGCTAGGTCATGCCATGCGGGTTTGTTCGGTCTGAATACCTGATCGCCTTCCGACCACAGATCAACGATGTGGACGTTCATCGGGCGGTTGGGTGGCGACGCTTCGCCGCTTTCAACTCGCGTCGAAGTTGATACTGCTCACGACGTTTCTGTTCCCGTGCTGGTGCGCTGATCCAGATGTGTGCGAACACGACTGCGACAAGATTCATGAGGCCGAATAGCACCCAATCGAACTCGGTTTTCACTTGATCGGGGATGTCTTCTGCTGGTGGGAGTATTGCCCAGCCCCACAGTAGAACTACTGCGGCTCCGAGCATGATGAGCTTGTTGCGGTTTGGGTTTTCCATGTTGCCCTCCTTAGGGTGTATTCGACCTTAGGGCATACCTGTCCACGAGTGGTGGATGGTCACAAACTCCAATGCCTCAAGCCACCGTTCTCGTACAGGTATTTGGCGACAGCCAAATTGCAACGCACGTCGAAGAGGGCTGAGAGTTTGCCGTATGGGGTGCCGCATGAGTTTGCGGTGACTGTCTTCCAGGTGGAATTGATCTGGAATGCGCCCCTGTCTTGTGAACCATCCCGATTGAGGGTCTTGTTGTGTGCCTTCGGGTTGCATCGGGATTCACGCCATGCGATGTACGAGAATGCTTCGACGGGCAGGCCGTATTCGGCGATGAGTGGTTCGAGGCTTGGGCAACGCTTCGTTTCGTCTGCCGGAACCCCTTTGGGGAGGGGTGGTTGGGTGGGGCTAGAAGGCTCTCTGAGGCCTCTAGGAACGCCTGTGAGCGGCGCAAGGTCTTGGGGTGGGGTGTTGTTGGGGGTTTGGGCGTAGGCGATGCCTGTGCCGAGGGTGAGTAGGGCTATGAGGCTTGCAGTCAGTTGGCGCAAGTTGTGTCCTTCCTGTTGTCCGATAATGACGCACACCCCAAGGAGGGGAGGGTGTGCGGGCGATCCGAAACCCAAGATAGGCGGGTTGATCAGCCACCCTGAATCTTAGTGGGTGGTTGTCTGCCCGTACTCGGATTTGTAATACAAGGCGATGGCGTTTTTGACGATCTCAGCGACCGAGCATTCGTGTTGCTGGGCTTCGATTCTGAGCGCATCGAGCGTCTCTTGGGGGAGACGAATGGTGAGCGTGGGGTATTTCACTTCGGCTTCTTTGCCGACCCGTCCGAACGTCCATTCAGGTCTTCTTGGATTGCTTGAGCGAACGCATCAAGGTTGAACATGGTTTTCCATGATTGGGAAACTTGTGCTTTTGATGGTGCTGGTTTTTGCTTGCGCTTCTTTGATGCCATTGTGGTTCTCCTTGTTGTTGTGGGTTGTTAGTTGTGGTTGCAGGTTTCGCAGATGGTGTGGTTTGCACCGATGAGGTCGGCGAACTCGGTTGCTTCTGCTTCGCTCATCTTGAACCACTTGGTCATTGAGGTTGTGATGGTGTTGCTTGCTGGGCGAGCCTGAAGTTTTGCTGAGGCTTCGTATCCGATGTGCTTGTCACAGGCGATCCGACCGTTGAGGTCTTCCCAGAATGTTTCGGTTACTGCTTGCATTGTGTCCCTCCTTGTGAGACTCGGGGCGTTTCCCCGATAAGAGAAATCTAGCCGACCTGTAAGACAAATGCAAGTATTTGTTTGAGCCTTATTTCATAAGGGTTTCCAGCCCCAACCCCGACAGAACCGTCACATTCCGCACCATCTGAACAGGGATATGAAACCCGTGAATCCCATCCCCATCAGCAATCGACTGCCACACCGTCACATGGCCTTCCTTAGCCCCCTCATCCCCCACAGGGATCAGGAACCCGACCGTCGAAACAATCACCTCACCATCATCCTTGTATTCATCCAAGTCAATCCAGCCACCCTCAGAACAATGGGCATCAGCCCACTCCACAAGGACGACGCTGTAGGGGACTAGTCGAGCCATACGACGTACTCCGCAGCAACCCGACCCTTCACAGGATCAACAAAGAAGGAGGCGTTGGGATGGTTGCCCGATAGCTGCGATGAACGCTCGAGCGTATTCGTTGTGGGATTCGGGTGAGCCGGTGACGAAGATGCGTCCCGAGTTCGCCATCGTCAACGTCATCGGCGTATGGAAATGCCCCATGTAGCAGTCAAGGAAGTCTTCGACGACTCCGGTTGACCAGGCGTTCACCTTGCGAAGGATGCCGAAGGCTGGGGTGTTGCCACCGAATGAGTTGATTTCGTCGCCGTGAACGAGGAGAGCTTTGTAGTTTCCGACGGTGACGATCTGATACCAGTCCCCTGACATCTGCCAGGTGACGTTCTTGAGGTGGGCGGTGCGTTCGGAGGCGATGCGATATGCCATGCGGTCGATGTTGTCGCCTGCTGGCATGTCGCCTTTGCGACCGAGGCGTCCGTGATTGCCGAACTCGCACACCACATGCACCTTCTCAAAGAACCCAGCCAACGAAGCCACCATCGACTCCATCACCCGAGACGCCTCAAACAACTGATCGAACAGGTGTGCTTCGACTTCATAGGCTTGCCCTGGGAAGATGCCGATACCTTCCACCATGTCGCCACCGAACATCACGACGCATTCCTTGACCGGATGATGCGCCCGCTGAATCTCGGTCAGCTCGAACACCTTGCTGGTGAACTGCTCCATCCGAGAACCCAACGTCTCAATCCCGAACGACACGGTGCGCTTCCCCAGCTGCCAATCCGTAGCGTGAACCAACGCCACCTCAGCCTTCCCCTTCCGCTTATCTTTGCGTGGGGTGGTGATGCGATGGTTGGGGACGGCTCGGGCTGCGTCTCGGGCGGCTTGGTAGACGGCTTCTACGAGGTCGTCGGAGCGTTTCTTGGCGCGGGCTTCTTTTTGTTGGGCTTGGCGTAGGGCTTGGCGGAGTTCAGCGATTTCGGCTTGTGCGCCGATGTCGTCAGCGAGACTCATTGAGTTTCTCCCTGATTCGGTAGATGACGCTGCTCGAGATTTTGTAGCCACGCTTGTTGAGTGCGCGGGTGATTTGCATGGCCGAGATGGTTGGGTCGGCTAGGGCTTCTTGTAGGTCTGTCGCGTCCTGTTTGGGTAGGTCTGCGAGGATTTGGTCAAGTACGCTTGGCCGCCCGCTTGCGGACGACTTGATTTCTTCGAGGAACTTCCCCATTTGTGGCCTCCTTGAAATGCCAGTCGATGTGTTCCCCTAACTTAGTGTCCAGCCCGTCCAACTTTCCACCGATCCTCTCGATGGTTTCCATGACGGTTGCGTGGTCTTGGCGGTTCTCTTTGCGGAACATCATCAGGAGGGTGGTGATGATTCCGCCGACGGTTGTCAGCAGAGCGGCGATGACCACACCCCAATCCATGTCAGCCCTTGGTTGCCTTCCAAGCCTTCACAGCGTCAGGGGTTGCGTCGCCTGCGACGTAGCGGATGTGCCAGGGTTCTGAGTCGAGTTCGTGGCTGAAGCCGTAGAGGTGTTCGTTGGCGAGAAGCCAGGCGAGACGGTTGCCGGACGCATCTTTGATGTCGATGGCGATTCCGAGGTTGTGGTTTGAGGTGCCTGGCACGGCCATCGGTGCCATCCCCTTCTTCAGATACCACGCCTTGCCTTTGTAGATGCGTGGCTTCTGTTTCATCAGGGCTGGCTTGGGGGTGTCGGTGTATCGCTGATAGAACCCGTACTCTTGTGTCTCCAGCGAGCGGTAGGTGTCGGCTTGGCTGGTTGGGGAGAGGTCGATGCCTGCTGCGTTAGCAGCAGCATCCATAGCCTCGTATGCATCAGCCGCGCAATGGTGGAGTTTCCCTTTGCCTTCGATGCCTCGGAGGAGTTTCGCTGGTAGTTCACCAGGCTTCACCCCTTTCAGGCATGAGCAAAGTTTGACGGGGACGACAGGGTACTTCGACATGGTTTACTTCTGGAACGATGCCTTGATTTCGTCTGCGGTCAACTCACCATCGACCGAGGCGGCAGCGAGCTTCTGGACGACTGCGATGACAGCCATCGCACCAGCCATGATCGCTGACTTGGCGACGGAGACTCCGATGACGGCACCGGTGGTGACGGCTGGGAGGGCTGTGGCTAGGAACAGCGAGAAGAGTCGCTGGAGGAGGTCAAGGAACTTAGCGATGGTCGGGTTCTGCTTCACTTGGGGTTGGTTCACTTTCCCCTCCTTCATCGGTTATTGCTACGTTCAACAAGTGTAGTGCGAACCCAATCAGCGTGAACAGGAGTGCCCACGTTTGGACTGCGCCGGAGAGGGTGATGAGGGTGATGAGTGATGCGCCGATGGTTAGCCCGAGTGCTAACAGTTCTTTGATGATTCTGCGTATCATTAGCCGTTCCGTCTACGCAGGACTGCCGTTGCTGCTCCCATTGTATTCGCAACCGCTACCAGCGTCACTCGTTCTGCGACGCTGATCGTTTGACCGACCATCTTGTAAGACGACCAGAGGCCTGAGAACACGTTGACGTTCTCCTCGAACGCTTGTTTCACTTCGTCGGGTGCTTCGTCGAGGGCTTGGATGATGAGGGCAGCCTGGTCTTCTGTGACGGATTCCTCGTCCAGTCCGGCGAATAGAACCTCGGCTTCGGTGGTTGAGAGGGATTCCACGACGGAAGGATTGATGGCTTGTTGGAGAATCTGCTGATTGCTCATGTCCGGTTGGATCGGTGGCACGGTGGTCGTCGTGTCTATGGCGAGCGTCGTCGAGCTGCTCGTCGTGTCAGGGATGGTGGGGAGCGTGGTTGCTGGGAGGCTGGTTTGAGTGACCGTCGTTTGAGGGATGGTCGTTGACGGTTCGGGCTGGGTAGTCTGAGGTGGCTGGGTTGTTACAGTTGTTTCAGTTGGAGGTTCTGATGTCGTTGTGGTGGTTGATGCTTCCGTTGTTGTGGTTGCTGGAGGCACCCAAACAGGTGGCGGTGCTTGTGTTGTTGACGTTGTTGTATCGGCAACTGTTGAAGTCGTCTCGACGCTCGTTGTAGACGGCTCAGGTTCGGTCGTCGTTGTGGTCGGCTGACTGGTTGAGGTTTCGAGAAGCGTCGAAGAAGTAGTGGTAGTGGCAGGGACAGTCGTTTCGGGGACAGTAGTAGTAGAGGTCGTCGTCGTCGGGGTGGATTCCGTTGTATATGCCCATGCTGGAACTATCTCCCAATACCCATCATCGATCCTCCAAGCCAGCATAAAGCATGTTCCGCCACCAGCCTCATAGAACCAGCCATCCAACGCATACTCGCCAGGCATAACGGACAGCGTTATGCTCCGCGACCACGAACACCCCTTCAGATTCCAAGTACCAACCTCCACCCCAGCAATCTCAACCGTCCCGCCATCATCAGCGGCCACCATGAACTCGATCGTCTCATGCTCAGGAATCTGAATGAACCCCTGATAATGCAACATCACCCAATCAGCACGACACCCACCAACCGACCCGCCACCCCAAGCCTGATTGATGTTCGACTCGACATAGATGTTGCACACCGGATACGTCTCATCATCCCTCACCGGATACGACGGAGGAATCTCATAGGCCGTGACCACCAACCCAGGCAACACCTCAGCCTGAACAGACTGAGGAAAGAATGCGAACGCTAACGCAGGAACAAGTAGCGCAAGCCTACTTAGCCGCAGGCGTGATCGGTTCTGGCGATACTGGTGCAACGAAGTCGTCCGTGTCTTCGTCATAGATGTAACCGACACCCGCATAGGTCTTGCCTGCGGTGTCAAAGAATGTTTCTACCCAG